ATGGGGTCATGGAACGGAACGCGCACGCGGGTGCCGCCTGCACGGGCGTCCAGAGCAGCGTTGCGCTGAACAATGCCGCTTTGAATCCACTTGGATTGCTCGAAAATACCCTCAGAGGTGTACTGAAGGAATTCCGGGCGTGTAACCAGATCCGACAGAAATGTTCCGCCGGAATAATTCTCAGAAATGGCAGCCATTGGGGCTCCTAAAAAACGGGTTTACGGGGCGTCCCACTGGGACTATCGACCGGCTTCAGCTTTAAGGATTCGAGCTTTGTCTGGATCCCTACTAAGAAGGATCATTTGCTCGGTCACGTTAAAACTGTCTTTCAACCACGGGTTGCTTTGACCGGGTAGTGAGGTGGCGCGGGCACTGCCCGTAACACCCATTCCGGCTGTGTTACTCGCTGCAAAATGATGCTCGTAACCACTGCCGGGATTTTTCAGGTTGGCGACATACTCAGCCACCGGAGTCTCTACACCGCCGATAACAGCCACAGGCTGTCCATCTTTGTTGCGGAGATTATCCTCCACTAAACGATACAGCTGATCGGGCGCAAGCGCACCAGCAGAAGACAATTGAGCGAGAGTTGATGCTCGCAACTGTTCTTTAGTATATCCTTGCTTGATTTCATTTACTTCGGCCTCTTTTTCGGCAAGTGTTTGTTTAAGAGATGAGATTGTTGTTTGTGCGTCGTCCCAGAGGGTTTTGTATTCGCCGGATTCAGCGAGACGGGCTTCTTCGGCTTGTTTCTGTGATGCTTGGATTTCGTTTAGTTGATTTTGGAGTTTTTCGCGGTTCTCTTTGTCTTTGCGGCGCTCGTTAATTAGCTCGGAGTTTTTTGCTTTTAGAGCTTCGAGTTGCAGGCGCAGATCTTCTTGTGCAGCCACAGGCTGGGCAGACTCATTCTCCACAGGAGAATTTGCTTGCGTTTCTTCTGGCACGGGTTCTATTTAGTTAGACGGTACTATTCTACAGCGTTCTCTTCAACTACAACAGGAGCTTGTGGTAAGGGCTCTGGTTCGACGATCTTTGCGACCTCGTCTTGGACGTTGACGTTGTCGGGCAGAATTTCGCCACGACGCAAAATCTCTAAGAGCATCTCGTCGCTAATCTTGCCCTTGCTGTTCAGGTCAGACAAGACGGATACGTCTTGGCCGATCAGGCGATAGTAGTCGAAATCGCGGTCGATGCTAATTTCCGGCGGTTCCATGCCGACGTACTTGGCGGCGAGTCCGAAAGCTTGGTTCAGTGCGCTTTCCAGCTCTTGACTAATGATGGACAAAACAGAGTTGCCTTGTGCTTGATCAATGCGCTTGGCTTCGGCAGACTCTGCGACGAACTTTTGCCCGAAGAGCTTGGTGACGCCCAATGTGGACATCTGCGTTTCGAGCGATTGCAGCTCCTGCATCTGGGCGTCGAAACTCGTAGCATCGGCCTGCACGTAATACGCTTTATTGCCGGGTTGCATGGCAATTGCGTAATTCACGCCCATCGTTGCGCTACCTGATGTGTCGTCCCAGCCTTCGAGGACGAGTGTCGGCATTGCTGCGATGTGCAGTGCGTGAATTAGGTCTGCTTGGCGTTGGTAGTGCGTGATGTTGAGGTTTGCGATGTCGAGCAGCGATGGCTGAGAGCGCAACATGCCCCGGCGGTTGCTGTAAATGGGCACCACTGGAATTTCGTCCAGACTGAAGCCCCCGGTTTGGGAGAACTCGACGACGTCTTGGCCCAACGTGTACAGGTCATACTTTCCGGGGTAGATGACCCGCATCTGTTCGACCTGCTCTTCGCCAAAGTCGTTCAGTGGGCGGGTGGTGTACTCATGAATCCGGATCTGCGTTAGCGGACTGCCGGGCATCGTGTAATCAGCTTGACGCCATCCCCAAATTTGGGGTGCGTCAACGTGCACAAAATAGGGGCGGCGTCCCAGGGCACGTTCTTCAGCCAGATTTCGTGCGCCGGTTGCTGCGGGGTAGTCAACAAGCACTGCACTATGGCCGTAGGTAAGGCTGCTAACCAGAGCCCGACGCGCATACTCATTGATGTTTGATCCTAAGCCGTCGATGTTTTCGCTTAACTCCAGCCAGTAATCGTCGCCCTCGATGTGAATAGGCTTGCGCAAAATCGCGCCAGCTGCTGTTTCGATTAAGCGGCTGGTGTATGGGGATAGTACGGAGCGGTCGACGCGGGTTTCGTATGCTTCGTCGTCTTCTCGGGGTTCTTGCGGTAGGTACGTTTCGCAGAGATCCCGGATGTAGTTGGTGCCACGGGTTACGGCAGCCATGACCTGCCAGTCGGCCATCATTGCGATGACTTCAAGGTCGCGGACAAAGGGAGATTCGCTGACCGACGCGCCAGTGGGTGGGATGTTTGCGCTGTAAACCACGGTCAGTTTCCTACTTTAAGACTATTTTGGCAGATCCTCACCACTTCACCTTTGATGCCCAATACGCTGCGGACATCTTGCCTTTGGCGATATTTTTTGCGTGACGTGCTTTAAATGAACGGTTTCGGGCCGTACCAGCTGGACTACCTTTGACGCCTTGTTGTCCGAAACGAATAAGTTTTACTTTGTCGCCCTCTTTTGCGAGGACTGCGTGCGATTTTTTCGGGTGGTTCGGGGTGCGTTTTGCTTTGTTGTAGCCGGAAAATTTTTCGCCGCGATACTCAATCGTCATCGTCTACCTCGATCATGACTTCTATGCCTGATGCTAGACGCATCATCAAGGCGGCGAAGTCTTCGGGGTCTTGGGGCGTCATGAAGGCGAAAGTTGCTTCGGTCATGCGAGATTCGGCGTCTACTTCCATGTGGGTGCAGAAACCGGGAGAAATTCTTGTGCCCATTAACCGTTAAATGTCACTGCAATGTGTGGTGTGACACTAGGCGTGCCAGAGGCAATAGCGTCAATGCGGCAACGGATTGTTGAACTCGTTTTGCCGGAGTAGTAGTAGACGTATTCGCCGTTAGAGTTGATGGTTTTGCTGGTGTCGATTTCGTACCAGGTGGTGCCGCCATTGAAACTTGCTTCGAAGGCGAGGGTGAAGTTTGCGCCGCCGGTTACTTCGAACGCAAATGTGTACTCCGATGCGTGCGCATGGATGCGCATCTCGTCGTTGACGGCGGTCATCGTGCCACCGGTGTATTCGACGACGTTGGTGTACCGCTTGGTGTCGGTTACGTTGACGATCGCCATTATTTTTTACCCTTGGGTTTGCGCTTCTTTGCGGTCTTGGCGGCTGCTTTGAACTGGGATGCGGTTGGAGCGCCCTTTGAACCTGGTTTACGCATTTTTTCGCCCGAGCCGGAAGCGATGCGCTTACGTTTGGCGTGAATGTTGGCGTACAACCCGCGCTTTTTGGGCATGGCTCCAACTGAGGTTAGTTGTATTTTAACGAGACTTCTTTTTGGATCCTGCAAGGCTTCTGAGGTAGCCTTCGCAGCGGGCCTTTGCGGGGTTCTTACTCTTGGGCTTGGACTTCTTTTTCTTGTCTTTGCCGTAATGTCCGGGCACAGTTAAAACAGCGACTACCACACACGATAGTTGGTTGCTCCAATGTTTTCGGGTTTTGCAAGGTTGAATACTTGTAGGCATAGGTAGCCCAGGGCGTCGAAACAGTGGTCTACGCCGAGGTTTTTGTTTGGTAGACCCGTTCCAGGGGAGTACGTCAGGGTGCGGAGCGATTTGATTAGTTCTTTGCAGCGGGGGTGAATCAGCATTCGGCGCGTTCCAGTGGCATCGAGTAGGGCGGTGTTGACGCAGGTGATCTTGTCGCGGATCTTCCAGGGGGCGCGTGGGGTTGAAACGGTGAAGCCTGATTTGCGCAAAATGCTGTGGTCCGTGGTGCCTACACCTTGGGTTTTGCGGGCTCCGCCGGTGGGGTCGGGGCATGTAATAACGCGACGGTCCACGCCGTAGCGGTTTTGGACTTCTTCGCAAAAGTCCCAGGTGGTCGCGCCACCGGTCATTACGATTTCGTCGAAAATCCACAGGGTGTCGCCCTTTTTGACGGCGCAGATGCCGGTCATTGGGTCGACGTTGAAGTCAACTCCGAGTAGCAGTGGGAGTACGGGTAGGTCGCGGACGTCCTTGGAGATGTTGGCGTCCGCGAAACTGATTGCGACTAGGCCGCTTAAATTTTCGAAGCTGGCTTCGAATTCTTGGCGGAACGTTCGAGCGTCGAGTTGGGCGCGGGCTGCTTCGACTTCGGCACTTGGGACGTTGCCACCTTCAATCGTGGTAAAACACCAGCGCTCCCATTCGTTGGTTTTGTCCTCGGGGACATAGCACCACATGTCGTAGAACCAGCTGGCCGTTCCATCGGGGGTGCTAATGAATAAGGCCCAACCTTGTTTGTCGGCTAGTGCGGGGCGAATCACCTCGAACCAGACCTCAGAATCCATAAATGCGGCTTCGTCTAAAACAACACCCGCGAGGGAGCGGCCACGGAGAGCCATCGCGTTTTCGGTGCCCTTCAATTCGATCGAAGAACCGTTGACGAGTTCTAACTTCAAGTCAGTCTCATTTTTGGACGCAATAAATTCGCGTGGGATGATCTTTTTGATCGTTTTCCAGGCGATATCCTTCGCCATGCGGTACGTCGGAGCACAGTAAAAGTACGTTTCACCGGGACGTGCCAGGGCTTTTAAAAATAGTTCGAGACATGCAAGGTACGATTTGCCGAAACGGCGACCTGCGACAAGGACGCGGAAGCGTTTTTTGCTGCTAAATACCTTTGATTGGGCGGGGCGTAGACCTAAATCAATCGTTGTCGCCATCTTTGGTCTCGGTGATGTCGATCATGGGCGGTTGGGGCGTTCCAGTGGTGGGGGTGTCTTCGGGATTTTCGACGCGAACGCGGATTTCGGGCAAGATTTGGCTCATTTGGGCTTCGTCGCAGCCGACTTGACGTGCCAGGGAGTCGAGAACGCTTGCGGCAGTTTGCATTTGGCCGCGACGTAGGGCTGCATTCAGCACTTTTTGACGCATGGCGAAAATTCGCGCGGCCATGGTTTCGCGTTCCAGGGAGAAGTCCTGGTCGTTGAGCTTGGCGACTTCACGCCAGTCGCGCCAGGCAGTTTCTTCGCTGACTTGCTCCTTTCTTGCGTGATCGAGGACCAGTTGTTTTGCGGGTAGCCCTTCGAGTTGGCGCATGTAGAGCTTTTTGATGCGCTCTTGTTTGAGCGCCCTTTTTCTACTTAGTGCTTGCGACCCAGGGGGTTTAACGATTTTGCCTTCTTCTGGGGTTTCGTTGTCATGTCCCACAGGGACGATGTTGTCTTCCAAGAGATTCACAGAATCTTTGATACAAACTAACAGGTGCGCCCCGATATTACATGCGTTTTTATTACTGGGGCGTGTAGCACAGTGTAGGGATTTCGACCCCTGCCCCTACTACAGTACAAAGTTTTGT